CTACCGCTGCAATTTGTTGTAGGTTGACAGCCACGCGATCCATTTCAACCTGCCCTTTCCCCATGGCGGCTAATCCTTCACCGACATCCATAACGACCTTGACTGCTTTATCCCCGTCTTCGGTGACTGAAGACAAAAGCATTACAGCTTTAGAAAGACCGGGAAGTTCGAAAGGTGTCCTTTTCGCTTCCTCCTTAATCTTATCCATTGTCGATCGTGCTTCTTCCGCTGTACCCAAAAGCGTTTTGAGACCAATTTCAGTCGTTTCAAAATCGGCGGCAGTTTTTAACCCAAAAAGACTGACGGCTGTAACAGCGCCAGTCAATGCGAGGGCGAAAGTATCACTCGCTTTTTTTGCCTCCTCTAATCTCCCGTTAAGTCCCTTAAAAGTTGAAGCGGTGTTGTCTTTGGCGTTTATTAAAATTTGTAATTCTTTGCTATTTGCCATTCGTTTGCTTGTTTTTCTCATCAAGAAAAACAATTAAATCGTTTATAAACTCCCACCGTTGTTCGAGATATTCACTTTCTGTCCACCCCATTTCAAGGCAGACAAAAGCCTTTAGCGACCGAAAACTTGGCGTGCCTTTCCTTACAAATTTGGCAATCTCATACCTTATTTGGTCGCTTGTACTAAAAAATCCTTTACGAAACTTAGACTATTCTGAATAACTTGAAGGTCGGGGAAGGTAAGCATATTGACGTTTTCTTTGGTGATAGGGAGTGTTTTTCCGTCTTCATCTTCGGCATCCCAAGAAACGATTAGGCGGGTTATCAGCTCTATTGTCTGGCTGAATTGGTTTTTTATGTCCTGCAAAGCTTCAATATCTCTCGCAAGCAGTCCATCAGAAAGTACAATTTTAATTCCACTTTCTGGCAGTAGGATTTCCTCCCGTTTTCTATTATCTTTAAGTATTGGCATATTAGTAAGTTGCTTGCGCGTTAGTTAAAATTAAGCTTATCATTGAACTGTCGGCTGTTGAATAAAATGCCTTAAAACTCAATGTCTGTAAGATGATTTCATTCTGATCAGATGTTTTCGCCCATTCGGCGAATTTCACCTTAGCCATGTCGATAACCAATTTCGGATGAAGAGTGGTCCCGATAGTGACGTCAAGATTTTCAATGGTGATTCTCATCGCTTTTTGTGTACCGGCAAGAGCTAGAGCCTTGTAAACAGTGTCGCTAAAAGCCAGTTCGATAGATCCGCTTACGGCAAACTGTTTATTGAGAAAATCAACAGGCTCAACATTACCAAGCACATCATCACTTTCGACGTTCTTTTCAATATTCAACTCTAGGTCTTTGACAACAACTGCAGAAGCGGCTCCAAGGCCTGCGATATTTGTAGCGAATTTCACGCTGACATCTTTGGCAATAAACCCATTATCTGCGGCAGAATATGAGGGGACACTTGTCGAAACAGCTCCTAGTTTTGCGATAAAACCAACTGAAAACTCAACCATTTTACCAAGAGCGGCTTTAATACCGAGCTTGGTTATCATCCCGTTGCCATGGGCTTTTTGCTCATTCGGGTTTTTAACCTCTACGGTTAAACTGTCATGCTGGGCGTCTTGCTGTACACTGAAAGTATGGGCGTAGGTGCTGGCTTCACCACCAGTACCGGACGATACCGTTCCTAAAGCTGATAAAAGAAGAAGACCAAAAGTCTTATCGCCGACTTTACCGGCAACCTCGCCCTCGGCGAATTTCTTGGTAACTTTGAAATCGCCAGAATCTTCGATAATTCCCATGGCGTTTTCATCAATCACGCCCTCGAATTTATCCTCAACATCGACATTCATATTTTGAAGCCAAAAGGTAGG